TAGGCAGCGAATAAAAATCCTAATGCCATCCATAAACTCAAACCTTCCATAACTACCTCCTAGAATTTATACTTGTAACCAATACCAATACTATTGTATTGACTATCGCCTCTTTTGAATTTTGAATTGATTGATATTGAATTGTTGTCGTTTAGTTTTTTACTAAACCCAAACTTATATGTGATGTCAGATTGTTCATAGATAGGATCAAAACTATCTCTAAATCTAACTCCTGTCTTGAAACTCCATGTATCTGTTAACTTAAATTTAACACCTGGCTCTGCATGCCAATATCCATGGTCTTTATTTCTTTCAAACTTTCTACCTGCACCAGCTCTTAAATAAAACATATCTAAGGATCCAATCAAAGCAAACTCTGCTCTTTGATCATTACTGGTACTATTATCTTTGATCTTTGTTCTTGTTTTTATTTCACCTGTAAAGAAATCATTAAACTTTTTACCTACAGTAAGTCCATATTCTTTTGCATCTTTACCACCATTTAATCCATCTTGAATACCCATACCCAATCCAATATAAGTATCTTTAGCTGATAATGGATAAGATAATAACAATGTCATTAGTGTTATAATTATCTTCATGCGATTATTTAGATCAGTGCTTAGTCATGGTCATAAAAACTTCATATTTCTCTTGACGCTTATGAAGTTCTTTCATAACCTTCTTCCAATATGTTCTCATATCATCATCCTTTGTTAATGAATGAGCTCTTATTGCATTGTTGATTAGTCTTGTATAATGATTATGCCCCAGCGTTTGCAATCTGGTGTGCGATTGATTCGTCTTCAAAGTGTGCATGATATTCCTCTACTTTAGATAATAGTTGTGGTACATATGGATAAATTGTATCTTCAAATACAATAGGTTCATTATTTTCTACAGCCATACAAATAACTATGTTTGGTATATGATAAGTTGTAACATATTCAAACATTAAACTATATGCTGTTGCTTGTATAAAATAATCTTGGATCCATTCTTTCTTCTTAGGTTTAGAACTTGTTTTGAAATCTACTATTGCATCTTTACCATTCCATTTACATACACAGTCAACTCTACCAGCTGCTCTTAACTTATCACTATATAATGGAACTTCTTGATGATATACTAATTCAACATTCTTATCTAATATAGGTTTGATTGTTCTAAACAAATTAAGATTACTTGGCATATGTTTGAGTGTATACTCTTTGTTGTTTAGATAGTCTTCACATATCTGATGGACAGCTGTACCTCTTCTACTACTCTGTACAGATATTTTATTGGCTTCTTCTTCACCAACTCTTTCTCTCCATTCTTTAATACCTTCCTTTTTAAACCAACCTAATATAGATGTTATACTTGGTAGTTGTATACCGGAAGGAGATTCATACATTCTCCTCCCGTCTACATTCTTATAAGGAAGTTTTTTGAAGTCAAATAATTTTTTATGTTTAAACGATCCCATGATTTAATTTACTTATAATATATTCTTTTACAAATGAACTTCTAACGATATCATCTTGCTCAAATTCTATACCACTCATACCTTTCATATTCTTAATTACTTTCATAAATCTTCTCAATCCACTTCTATCTTCTTCTCTCTGTAAATCACTTTGTCTAAAGTCTCCACAAAATATTATTCTACAGTTTCTACCTAGTCGTGTTATAATAGTATCCAATTCATGGAATGTCATATTTTGACATTCGTCTACTAATACTACATTATTTTCGATTGTATGTCCACGAATAAATGAAGTACTTGTAAATTTTATTTTATTCTTTAGTTTTAATAACTCGTATGCATCTCCTCTACCAAATAATTCATTGCATATACTATAATAAGGTCCTTCATATACTTTACTTTTCTGTGCTTGATTGCCAGGTAGAAAGCCCATATCCCTTGTAGGAACGACGCTTCTTATAATCGTAAGCTGATCATATGTTCCTTCTAATATTTGTTCTAATGCAAGATATATTGATAGAAATGTTTTACCTGTTCCCGCTACACCATGACATAATAAATTTTGTCCTCTCTTATATTCGTTCCATACTTTAGATTGATTTCTTGTTTTAGGTTGTATGTTTTTTAGTTGTAGGGAATGATTCTGATGATGATGAATCTTTGCTTGCTTCTTTAATATTTTCCTCTCTCTTCTGGATAGTTGATGATTAAAATTTTGACTATACGCTAGAACGCTTTGATGCATGTTTGATCCTCTTCCTATGTTTTGCAATTGCTTGTTGTGTTTTAACTTGTTTGCCGGTACGTCTTGTATGGCGTTGAGCAAGTGCGCTCGTTGGATGAGCTTCAGATATCTTGCTAAGGACTTCATTGAAACCGCCATCTGTTTTTATACCGCCGACTCCAGAAACAACAGCAGGCGCAGTAGGAACTTGTATCACATCAGGATTGTTCTTCAAATATTCTTCTCTCTCAGACATTGAGAGAAACTCTTCATAGGTCTCTTCTGTTTTAGTATTTTTGAAAATGTATATTGGCATTAATTATATATACCTACGCTACCTCATTTCGGGATCAAAAGATTCATAATACATACCCGTTACATTGTTACTGTTAATAGTATGTATTTTATTTTGATCTCTAGGAAGCACAAATTTAAAGTTTATATTAGGATTTTTTTGAGCAATGTAAGTCATGTACATACTTCTGTTGATGTTGTCATTATAACTTGCTCTTGTTTCAGGACCATAACCATTGGATCCATCATACAAATTTTGAACACTAAATGTTGGATCATCTAATATAAAATCAAATCCAAACATATACAATGTTGAGAAACCCATCTTGATAGCTTCTAACATAGCGTTCATTCCAGCATTAGATCTTGGTCTAGCTGGATTACATTCTGCTGGTTCAAACTGTTCAGCAAAAGGTGGTTCTATAAATCTATCTTTTGGAAAGTCACTATTCTTTATTTCTTCTATTAGTAAAGGATCTATAGCAACTAAGTAATCTGGTAAAATATAATCAGGTTTAAAATCTCTATACAAGGCATTACAACCAAATGTACAACCTTGTCCTATAAGTCTTTGAAGATCTAATTGTTCTCTTGATTTACCATTACCAATAATGAATGCTGGTTCATATTGTTGTCCTGTATATTCATGTTTTAAATTATTCATGACCCCACATATTGATATCACACCAGCTATCAATCTCTATACAATCTAATATTTTTTTCTTTGCTTCTGGAATAGAACGAGCCATAACTTCAGCTGTACCAAAATTATTTTCAAATGTCCAATGAATATCTTTACTAGATCCTTCCATAGATATCTCATCTGGAATAATGAAACTTAGGATCCACTTTTTCTTTTCTGGAAATTTAATTACTTCGCCCATTAGAAATCTGTTGTGATACCTTTCTTTTCCCAATCTCCATAACGAGTTGGTTCTGGTCCAGAAGGACCACCTATTTCTTTTTCTTTTTTCTTCTTTTTGAATATGCGATCATATCCTTCAGCATACTCTTTTGTTATAGGTCTTGTTTTACCATCCCAATAAGTCATTAGAACCTCTTACTAATATAACATTTACATTTATCATCCCAACCATATTTGAGATTACTGCACCCGCTTAGCAGGATTAGGCATATAATGATTATACTCTTCTTCAACATCTCCACTCCATGCAATAAAAATTATTATTAACAGTTCAATAACAAGTGCTACCATTAACACTTTTAAACTGAACATCAACCATCTATCCAGTGACATATAAAATAACAAACATTAGTAATAAAAATAATGCTATACCTTTATCTCTGTCCATTACCTAAAGTTCCCCGCTATATCTGGAAATGCTTTTTTTGCAACATGACGAGATATACCTGGATAAGGTATCTCACCTTTGCGAATAGATAAGATTAACTTTGCATCATCTGGATCCAAAGTCTCTAACCATTCAATAAAATTCATTTCTCTTTTCATTTTATTCATATTTGGATACCCACCACCTTCAACATATATCCTTAAACGGTTATAAGTTGACTTCAAAACATTTTGTAAGTCTTGTTCTGGTGTGGTTGCTTTGTAAGGTGGGTCAGTATCTGGTATCAACCACTTAATTTCTTTGGCATATGTAAAATATATAACAGCTTTGAGAGCTTTTGTCTCATTATCTTTCAAATACTTTACTCGTTCTGCTACATCTTTGAACGATCCTGCCTTCTTTAGCACTTCTGCTACACTAAGGTTCATTAAAAATCTCCTATATGTTCTGTTAAATTACGTAATTTATTCTTTATAAAGTAGTTAAGAAGTTTATCTCTTTGATTATACTCGTATGTATCGTATTGGTCAACAATTTTTTGCTTGATATCTGCAGGAGTATGCGCTAAATCCACTAATTGTTCGTTTCTTTTCCACCC